AAAAACGGACGATTTATCTTTATATTTAAGGCCTTCTCTATATTAGGCCCTAAAGACGTATTGGTCCAGAAATATGAACTCCCTGTATAAAAGAAGATCTCTATATTTTTAAATTTATTATTGCAAAATTTTATGAAATCTTTAATGTTAGGTCTCAATAAACCAGACATTAACTCTTCTTGCATATCAATGCTCTTCATATATTTACAATTATACTCGCCTTCTTTCTTGCATGTATTGTATATATATTCTAATAATCGCGACTCTTTTGTTAATAAGCTACAGTCTCCGATAACTGTATTATCAATATCAAAAATTAAAATAAACGGATATTTTTTCATAAGCTTTCTAATATTAGTGTATATTCTATTCTTTTGTTCTTAATTTGTTAAAGTTTTTATATTAACATTATTATTAATAATATCAATATATTGATAACATTTGTTACCAAAAGCTCTCGAAATACCAGTATCAGTATACCATAAATTATTGTTTATAAACTTGATACCATCTACTACATTATGGCCCACAAACATATAACTACAGCTCAAGCTGTTTAACATGATATTTAATTCATCTCCAGTATCTAAATTGCGTGTCCATAATATACCATCGTCTTCCAATATTATTTTACCGAATATCTCAGCATCTTCGGGATTACCTAATTTATTTGTTAACGCATAGGAGCTCCATAATTCATTCAAGTATGATACCTTTTTCTTATATTTATTCAACAAAAATAGATGAGATATTTTAAGACCTGCATGGCAGAATAAGAGACCTCCTATTTTAACAATTATAGGTCTCTTTGATAATATTATTGATAGCTGTCCGTTAGGCTTAAATAATTCCCTTCTCCTTTTTCATTATTAGCAATACTTTTATCAGATACATAGCTATAATTTCCTAATATATTCATAAATTCGTGGTTGCCTATAAGAGATATAACAGTTCCTCCCTTGATTTTCGCTATTTTATCTAATAAATCAGTGAATTTCAGCATCTCTATATCTTCTATCACTTCCCAATCATTATCTTCGGTTCTATTTAAACTATCAATTTGGTCGCCCATTTGTATAACAATAGTATTAGGAGGTTCGGCAATCCATTCGATATTATTGTTTATAATATTGGCATCTATGAGAATATTTTTAAATCTCTTAATATCGCCGTGAATATCGCCAATTATTACTAATCTATCCGGATTTGGATATTCATATATTATATTAGTATTATCCATTATATATATATAAAAGTTTATAAATATTATAAATATATAAATGCCTAAAACTATAAATCTTTATATAGTATATACTACCGAATTAGTAAATAGAATAACTAATATCAATAACGTAGTCGATTATTTTAAAAAAATATGTGAAAAGAACGATATCACTATTATTAATAATATAATCAAAGATCCTACTTCGAAATTAATAGATGATAATATAAACGTATTTAATGATAGAGTTGATTACAGTAAATTCGAGGAGAATAATGAATACAACGATTTTATAGAAATGTTAAATACCAGTCAGATATCAAATTATGAGAAGCACAGAGAATTGTACAAAATAATAAAGGATAAGGATGATACTTCCTTGCATATGATTATAGAAGATGATGTATTAGTTAGCAGCAACTATTTAAACAATATCGAGGAATTTTTAAAGTATGTAAAAGATGATAACAATAATATCTGGGATATGCTATTTTTATCATTGAATACCATAAATAGCGATGAGCAAATAGTCGATTATCGGAAAGTATACAATAAATTAGTAACGAAATGCTGCTATCTAATAAAGCCGAAAATATGCGAGAAATTATACAATGATACAAATAAATTCAAACTAACCATTAGAAATACCTTATCCAAATACATATCAGATAATAAAGATCTAAATGTATACTTTTTTAACAAAGTAACGTTCATAGAAGGCTCTAAACTCGGGCTATTCCCTTCTACAACAAATAACATGAACTACCTATATTTTAATAACGAATATATCGAATTGGTTAAAATATATAATAAGGAATTATTAACTAACGAAGACGTTTTAAAATCAGAAGAACTGTTTAAACAAGCGGAAAATCTAAATTCTTCGGATATAAATAATATCATGGGTATGATACATAATAAAAATAAAAATTACAAGGAGGCAAAACGGTACTTTACTAAGGCTCTTGAATTGCACAAGAAGAATTTTGGATATTTGCAAAAAAATAGTATAATTTTAAATAATGCAATTGATATTTTTAAATACGAACAAGATATGTTAGCAGAATGTATCAAGGCAAAACCCAAGTATTGCTAATCTCATTCTTTGTTCTCGAGATTTTCTAATCTATCAGTTACTTCTTTGAATTGAGAAGAAAGTTTTCCTATTTTATCATCAACTGATAATTCAGATAGTTTATTCTCCATCTCTTCTATTTTTTTAGCGAGTATATGAGTTACTGTGATAGAAGAAGCTTTTGCAACTTCGGCAGCATCGGCTAATTCGGATACTTTACCGGTTAATTCGCCTAATTTTTGTTCTAACTCTTCTATTTTCGAAGAAGATACTTTGGTCGATAATTCTGCTACAGATTCTTCTAATGCCACTAATTTATCAGATACTAACTTAAAATCCGAAGAACCTTCCGAAACAACCGACGAAGACAAAGGCGATGCCGATACTTTAGCCGATAATTCAGCAACAGATTTTTCTAAATCTTTTAACATAACATTATCAGCATTGCATTTTAAAGAGCTTAATTCATTTTCTATATTTTGAATTTTTCCATATATAGCGTTTATAGACATGATTATTATACTAATATATTATAATATTTTATTTTTACTATTTTACGCATATACATTAAATAATGTAAATATTGTTATTACTGACTATTATATAAAAAAATGATTATGTTATTTAAATATAAGAACGACTAATATAAAATGATTGTGCCTATCAGATGTTTCACATGCGGAAGAGTTATGGCTGATATTTCGGATTACTATGAGAAAGAAAAGCTTAAGTTGGATAATACTAATGATGTAGATAAACTATATAAAAACTTCGAAAAGATACATACTGGAGAATTGCTGAATAAGTTGGGATTAAATCGCTATTGTTGCCGAAGAAATTTGATAACTAACATAGATATGATGGACGTCATATAATTTACTTAAAATTTCTCATATACTGGTAAGAAGTAAATAAAATATGGCGAATTTAAATAAAAAAGATAAGGCCATAGAAAATAACCCAGATAATATAAATTACAATGGTTTAGACAAGTTTATTGAGAGTAATATTGAGAATAAACTTAATAGCCTATTGGAAACTTTACCAGATAAGATAGAAACTGATAAAGAACATACGGATTTTTATGATTTATCCCTTAAAGATATTTATAAAAATACCTTGCAGTCTATTATTGATATAATAAATGATGTTACAAAAGCATACAATAACGGCTATATAGATAACAGTAATTATATATATGTACTAATTGATATCTTATCAAAAGAAGAAAGAAGATTATATATAGGTATAATACTTATCTTTTTATCATTTATAATATATTTTATAGATGGTGCTTCAGTATAATAAAATATATATTCAAAGATTAAAATAAGATCATGAATAATATTCTAAATAATTATTATGCGGCTATATTATTTTTAGCGTGGATATTCTTTATAATAAGCAAATATAATAGTTCTGTCTTGATTGCTCTGATAATTATTATTATTTTTTATTATCATATAGATAACAACATTAAACAAGCTAATGCGACCAAAAAGAACAGAGAGGAAGATATTGTGGATAATATAGATAAAGGAATTGATACTATTAAAGAGCTCAATACTAACAACTTTAACATAAATATCAACACGGGAAATATTAAATTCTTGAAAAAAAACAAGGAATTTTTAGATATTATTCATAATCTGAGATTTGTAAAAAAATTCGATAAAACGCGATATAATAATTTGATAATTTATATGAATAAATTAATGAAAATATATATTTATATATTATCAGACAGATACGATATTTATATATATATACCAATATTTAATGATATAGTCAATGATATATTAGAAATATTATACTCGTTTGTATTTGTTGTACCTGATAGATTTAAGCATATCTATGGATTTAATCCGAGCGAAGAAATAGATAAATCTATCGTCGATTTTAGAACCAAGTTAGAAAAAATGCTCATCGTTTTAAACAACTACGGGAAAATAGAGAAGAAGAAGATATATATAGATATCTATAAATATAATCCATATGAAAAAAATAAAGAACTCTATTTACCCTAAAGAAATAATTGGGCTTGTAAATTAAATGGTTGATACTCTTTATAATTCTCTAAGGGTAGAAATTCGGTTCTACTTATATTACCCATATCAATTGCATTATTATTTGCGCTATCACCGCCTCTTTTTTTAGGATTCTTCACTTTTTTAGAAGAAGATTTGTATTTTTTATATAATTTTGGTAAATTAATAACAATTATATTGTATTCCGCTGATATTTTAGTTTTACCTTTAGAACACGTGAAACACCCTCCCTTCATACAAGTATTGCAAAAGTTTTCCGTATTTTCCATAGATTTTTTATAACTGCCTCCTCTAATAGTAGACAAATATAAATAATTTACTCCCAAAGGATAATTTGTCTGTGTAGAAGCTACTGCGTCTATTGAGCTCGTTGAACTGCGACTATACTTGAAGGCATTATTTAAATCATCATAAGCTCTTTGAGCTATAATACTATCCTCAGCGTCCTTTAGAACAGGACAGTTAACGGGCGTCATATATATTATTTATATATATATTATATAAATATTATTTATTATTATTATAAAAAATGGTTATAGAATATACGATAGAAAATATTAAAGAACATTACTGTAAAAATGATATGTCTGATATCGGACATATCGAAGATATTATCTTTGATAAAATAGATTACGAAAATATTAATAGCGAAATACTGCATATATTCCCGATAACTTTTTCATTGTCCATTACATTATTGCTTGCTTCCTACATATTATTATATTAACTTGATATATGGGGTTATATGCTAATTCTTTTTTTAATTTATTTTTATTAAGAAGCATAATAATATAATGTCTGAGAGTATTACAAATTTTGGTACTCCACGTTCAATATATTCATTAGCTAATGGTGATATTGAAATATTTGGTAATGTGATTGCTAACCAATTTATAGGCGACGGACAAAATTTAACAAATATAAGTATTGAACAAATTAATGCGAGTACCATTAACTATAATAAAAAATTACTCAGAGAGCTCGGTGGTACTAACAATAACAATTATATAGATAAGGGGATCTTGTTTAACAATGATACAACGCAGAAATTCGAGACATCCCCGAATTTATACTGGGATTATGATAATAATATATTGTACGTTAATAATCAAAATATTATAAAAACATTTTCAAATTATGTCGAAAATTATTCGAATGCTACTTCCAAAGAAATTATAGATACGTCAAATACTATCATAAATGAAATAAAAAAACATATACTTAGTAATATTTCTATTGAAAATATTAAAGGTATACCAAAGGGTTCCCAACAACAGTACGGTATTCTTAAAGTTGGCGAAGGAATTTTTGTCGATGACGGGGTTATCAGTGTAGTACCCAAACCTATTTCTATAACAAAACCTACGGTCGAACCAGAATTACCCCCTTATATATTTCCAGATACTATTTATGAAAAAATTGTTTTTAAATACGATTCCAAAAAGAAAACCACGTTTAACGACGAAGATATATTACAATATTTTTTCAATTTCGATAAAATAACTAATACTTCAAATATAAAGAGTGTTCGTAAACAACTAAATAATATAATTATAAATAGCCAAACTGATGTATTGTTAAAGGAGATAGTTAATCACAAATATGAATATACCCCTCTCGAAAATAACTATTTGTATTTCAGCGGTACTTCGAGTTCATATGCGCGTTTTGACGATGATTTCGATCTCTATAATATTTATTCTACCAATTTAAGCGTAGGAGGTTCTGAGATAGGTTTCACATTTTCATTTTGGTTTAAAATTTATGATTTAATAAGCGACGAAAAGTTCTTATTTAGTTTTACCAATAGTAATTCTAATACATATCGATTTGAAATTAAATTAATTAGCGAAACTGACGAGGATAATAATATTTTCAACTATTTAGTGGTAAATATCAGGCAATTATCTGATTACCAATATATTATTAGAAATATAAGTGTAAATCCCAATGATTGGTATCATTTTGTGTGGACAATTAATGCTAATAATACATGGACGCTATATTTAAATAACCAAAAAAATATATTAATAAATGATTTTATCGAACAGATAGTCCCTGATATTAACGTTGGTATATTCAGTGATTCGAAATATATAGCGAAGACGATTGGTAATGCCTTATTTAGAACAAACGTTAATTTAGAATTTTCTATTACTGATTTGAGGATATATAATAGGGCTTTAACGAAATCTGAAATATTTGAATTATATATTGCGAACGAATACACATTATATAAATTAAAGTTCAACGACCCCAATTATACAACATGTGATGTATTATTAATTGGTGGCGGCGGAGGTGGAACAAATGAGGGCGGTGGTGGAGCTGGTGAATTAATTTATATAGATAATCTAACGGCCGGCCAAACAGAAAATGACGAATATTATGAAATTAAGGTAGGTAGAGGAGGTGCTGGTAGAATTATTAAAGATATAAACGGTAGTTCGGTAATTGTTCAAAATAATGCCGTCGGTATAAATACAGTATTTGATAAATTAATAGTTCGAGGAGGTGGTTCATATTCTATTTCAGGTGGAAGCGGTGGAAGTGGTTCTGGTAATGGAGGTACTTCTAATTTAAATATAAGTGCCGATG